ATCCAAATGAGAAGCTCAACCGTTACTGCTAAAACACGTAAGTTAAAGGCTCAATGGACTCCAGAATTTGCTCAGGATCTTAACGCTTACCACAGCATTGATGCTGAAGCAGAGTTAACTTCTGTATTGAGTGAATACATCTCAATGGAAATTGACCTTGAAATCCTTGATATGTTGATCACATCTGCTGATACAACTGATTCATGGAACGTGAAAATTGGTGTAACTGCTGATGGTACTGCTGAAGCTGATTCATCAACTCAGTACTACACTCGTATGTCTTGGTTCCAAACTCTTGGAATTAAATTACAAAAAGTAAGTAACATCATCCACCAGAAAACTCTTAGAGGTGGTGCTAACTTCTTAGTAGTTTCTCCAAAAGTTTCAACCATCCTTGAGTCAATCCCAGGATTTGCTGCTGATTCAGCTGGTGATTCTAGCAAGTACAACATGGGTGTTCAGAAAATTGGTGCTATCAACAACAGATACACAGTTTACAAGAACCCATACATGCTTGAAAACACTATCTTGATGGGTTACAAAGGAAACCAATTCCTTGAAACTGGTGCGGTATTTGCTCCATACATCCCGTTAATCATGACTCCTCTTGTATACGATCCAGTATCGTTCACTCCAAGAAAAGGTATCATGACTCGTTACGCTAAGAAAATGGTTCGTCCAGATTTCTATGGTAAGATTGAGATCGCGGGTCTTAACCTTCTCTAATAGAGAATAGTGTATATTCTTAAAAGGGGCCGCTTTAAGCGGCCCTTTTTTATATTTATAATAAACCTAGTTTTATGGCAAAACAAAACATTGAAAAAACCCCACCAAAAGGGAACATTAATTTTTCAGTAACTTTAAATGAAGAACAAAAATTAGCTAAAGAGCTAATCTACCAAAGACCCTTTAACTTTGTAATAGGAAAAGCAGGAAGTGGAAAAACGTTATTAGCGGTACAAGTTGCCCTTGATATGTTTTTTAAAAGGCAAATCAACAAAATTGTTATAACACGCCCTACTGTTTCCAATGAAGATAATGGATTTTTACCAGGTTCTTTAGAAGAGAAACTAGAACCATGGTTAGTACCTATTCGTTCAAATATGCGAAAAGTGTATAATAAACCTGATATTCTAACTAAAATGGAAAGTGAGGAAAATATTGAATTAGTTTCATTGACTCACTTTAGAGGCAGAACCTTTGAAAATGCTATCTGTATTATAGATGAGTTCCAAAATTTAACTAAACAACAATTACAAATGTGTTTAGGAAGATTAGGTAGAGATTCATATATGATTTTTACAGGAGATAGCCAACAAATTGACTTAAAATACAAAAATGATTCTGCTATACATGAGGTATCAAAATTAGACAAATCAAATTTTGTAAATAAGATTGTATTAAAGGAAAACCACAGACATGAAGCCCTTAATGAAATCTTTGAGTTATTGAGAGATTATAACTAACATTATATTTATTACAAAACATAATTATGGCAGACATCCCAATTTGGCCCGGATCATCATCATTCACCACTGGAAGCACTCCTTTTGGTTTTTATGACTCGGACACTCAATTTCAGACAGACGCTGATAAAGTGGCAGATTGGTGTGCCCGTAGGTTAGGATATCCAATAACTGACATAGAACTTCAAGACCTTAATTTTTATACTGCTTTTGAAGAAGCTATTACCACTTATGGTCAATATCTCTACCAATACGAAATACTCGAAAATATTGGAACTTTTGAAGGCAACTCAACAGGTTCAGCATTTAATAACCAATATGTCCAACCAAACTTAGGTAATACTATTGCTATTGCCGAACAATATGGAACCGAGGCTGGGTCAGGGGGTAGCATAAATTATAAAACAGGTAGTATTGACCTAATTGCTGGTCAACAAAATTATAGTTTATCAGCATCATTTACTGCAGTTAGTGAAAGTGGAAACCACATAGAAATTAAGAAAATCTATTATGAAGCTACTCCAGCCATAGTAAGATATTTTGACCCTTATGCTGGCACAGGAACTGGAATCCAGTCATTAATGCAAACATTTGGGTTTGGTAATATGTCTCCTGGTGTAAACTTTATGTTAATGCCTATTTCTTATGATTTGCAAAAAATGCAAGCAATTGAATTGAATGATCAAGTAAGAAAATCAGCATTTAGTTTTCAACTTTACAATAATGATTTCTTAAGAATATTCCCTATTCCTACAAGAAATTATAAACTATATTTTGACTATATTGTTAAAGAAGAAAGAAACAACCCAATAAAAAACACCAACCCAGGATTAATTACGGATGTAAGTAATGTTCCCTATAACAACCCAACATACCTTTACATTAATGCCCCTGGTAGACAATGGATATTTAGATATGCTTTAGCTTTAGCAAAAGAGATGTTAGCTAATGTAAGAGGTAAATACTCAAGTATCCCTATTCCTGGTTCAGAAGTGACAACAAATGCATCTGAACTTAGAAGTGAGGCACAATCAGATAAACAATCGTTAATTGAAGAACTCAAATTAATGCTTGAAGAAAGTATGCGCCATAAATACCTTGAAAGACAAAACCAATCATCTAACTTCACTCAAGATACTTTAGCTAAAGTTCCTTGGCCTATATACATTTACTGATGATCAAACTAAAAGACATACTAAATGAAGTAACTCAACTCTACAAAGTAAATGCATACATTGTAGTTGATAATGAGTATAACGTAACAGATATTCTTAATAATATGAGGGCTGTACGTAAGATTACTACCATAAATAATGATACCTCAGATGAATTAGAAGAAAAAAACAAACAAAGAACTGACAATAAATCTGTTCATACTTTAGGTATAAAATTTATGAGTAATAGTCCTGAAGAAGATTTAGGGTTCTTAAAAAAAACCATGATGCGTAGTAAAGAAGGAGACCCAGATGCAAGGATTCCTGGCCTTCTTTTTATCAAATTCAAACCAGAAACTTTATCTAAAACTTCATAATATGCCTTTATTTGGGGGATCCCGTGATATATCGCTCTTTAGACACATGAATAAAGAGCTAATAAATGATATAATCCAAACAGAAATTGGATACTATAAATTATCATTAGAGGATAATCCTTCAAATGTGTATGGTGAAACCCAAGGAAAAGTTTACTATGAGCCTGTAAGATTATCATGTTTAATAACAAGAACAGACCAAAGTTGGAATGCTGATGAATTTGGTTTTGATATAAATCAAACAATTCAGTTTGCATTTTTACGTAGTATCTTAGTTGATTTAAATTTGGTTCCAGAAATAGGTGATATCATATTATTTAATAATAATTTTTTTGAGGTAGATACATTAGTTGAAAATCAATTTTTTGTTGGTAAGGTTCCTGACTATAGTATTTCAGATGATACAAGGGATTTTGGAACATCACTTTCAATCATTCTTAATACACATATCTCAAGAGTAGAAAAACTCAACCTTATCCCATTAAGATCAGGTACATACCCATCTACTCCAAAAGATGCTGGAACTTCACCTGCAAACGAAATACAAACACCAAATGGCTGATAGATTAAAACCACGTCCGGCATCCCAATATGAATTATTTAAGAAAAACCTTCAAGCTAACTCAATAGATCAAGGTGGGGCTCCCGACATGCCTGTAGAAACTCCCCCTGAAAATAGACCAAATATTAATAGAGGAACAATCACAGCCAAATCAAATGATGGTCACAACGAAATCAACCTTACTCTAGAAACTATTGATAATGCTGTATTTTATTATTTCAACAATATAATTCAACCTAAGGTTTTAGTCAACGATGATTTAGTAAATGTCCCAATAATATATGGGGCAGGGGAAGCATGGAAATTGGCACAAAAAGACGGATACTACCGTGATAAAAACGGGAAAATCCAAACCCCATTAATCATGTTGAAGCGCGATAGTATTGAAAAAAATCGCAATTTAGGTAACAAATTAGATGCAAATGCACCCCAACTGTATGTTACATTTGAGGAAAGATACACAAAAAGAAACCAATACGACAACTTCTCTACACTCACCAATAGAAAGCCCCAAAAAGAATTCACATCTGTTGTGGTTCCTGACTATGTTGATATTACATACTCTGGTATAATTTGGACAGACTATGTTGTGCACATGAATAAATTGATTGAAGCTATAGGTTATACTTCGGATTCCTATTGGGGTGATCCTGAAAGGTTCAAGTTTATGGCAATGATTGATTCTTTTTCAAACCAAACAGAATTGTCTGTAGGTGATAATAGATTAGTTAGGTCAAATTTCAGTATAACTTTAAAAGGATATTTAATTCCTGATCATATACAAAAACAAATCAGATCTCAAAACACTAAAACATATTCAAGAAGTGTTATATCAATTACTGAAACACCTGATAATACACCTGGTTTAGAATAATGGGAGAAGTTAAAAAAATATTAGTTCCTGGAAAAATCCCCCCTGCAACCTCCTTTGGAGTTGATGATATTGTAATTAACCCTATTGATGGGGCATTGTATTTTAAAGATATTAGAAACAATGTTAAACAAATCATATTTTCAGGGAGCTTTATTACAGGTAGTGTAGCTCCTAATGCTATAACAAGTGCAACTACCGGTACTGATAAAATGACATTTACTAGAGGTAGTGGGCAACAATTCCAGGTTACTTTATTTCCTGGAGGAATTGATGGAGGAACATTTTAATGGCCCAAAGAATACCCTTTAAGTGGAATGTTGCTCCTTTTACTTGGGATAATGGTAGTGTTTTTCCTAACCAAAGCACAACACCTTTTACTTGGGATGATTGCGCATTAGTTATAGAGGCTGCACAAATATTAGGTGGGGCTGGGGATGATGGTTCTTATCCTTTATATAAAGGAGAACCAGAAAAACGTAAAAGACTTATAAAGTTAATATGCACTGTAAAAGGTGAAAACTATATAGAAGAAAAAGAAATCGGCCAAGTAAAAATAACTGCCCAAGATATTAAACTTTTGGAAGAAAAAGTACTAGGTATAAACATAAACGTAAAACTGTAGAAAATGTACAAATTATATACTGACAAACAAGAAACCTTTGAGTGTGATATACAACTAGAGGGAGCCTCCTTAACAAATTCCACAGCTCGTTTAGTAATTGAAACAGAAGATTTGGCTCTTTTATTTAAGGGTACTATAAATACCTCAGGAAAATGTATTATTCCTGTTAGGAAATTAAAAGGATTACTAGGGGAAAGCGTTAAAGGTAATATTAAGTTAGAAGTTATAGCTGAAGACACGTACTTTACTCCTTGGGAGTCACAGTTTGAAGTTGAAACCTCTAAGAAAGTCACAGTAGAAGTGAAATCTCAACAAAAACCTGTGATTGCGGAAGAAACCAAACCAACCATTAAGGTTGAAAATATAAAAGAAGAAATAAGTTTAAGTGAAAAAGATCATGTGATTAATTTGTTAAAACTTTTAATTAAAGAAGATATTAACTTCAAAAATATTTCATACAAAAGAAACACTCTTAATAATATAGTTGCTACTTATATGGAAGAAAACCCCATAGAAGAAAAAACCAAACCAACAATTATGGAGGGTGTAATCAAAGGGTTACTTAAAAACAATAAATAATGGCTTTACCTGATTTAACAGGAACAAACATAGAAGATACTTATCAACGCATCCTACAAGTTGATGGAGAAGATATCCGAAATGGCACTGGGTCACTATTTATACCCAAATTAGCCACTTCGGCTTCTTTTGTTACAACTATAGATGGAGGTACATTTTAAGATATGGCTACAACAATAAAAATAAAAAATAGTGCTACCCCAAGCTCAACTCCTTCCTCACTTGTACAAGGGGAAATGGCCCTTAATGTAACTGATGGAAGGTTATTCTATGGTAGTGGGTCAGGAAATGATGTAAAAGAATTTACAGGAACTAGTAGTAATACAGGTTCATTTTCAACTACTGGTTTAAATATTTTTATTGGAAATCAAACAATAACATGTAGTTTATACACTAATAGGTCAAATACTTTAATAG